TCAATAATAGTTACATTACCGATTGTAAAATTAAGCCTATTACCAGTAACACTTAAATTAGCATTACCTACTAGACCGACTGTGCCTGTGGACTCGTTTATTCTAGATCCGGTTACATTTACGAACGCGTTAGGATCAAAACCTGAATCTCCAAAAGGGGCTCCTGCAAACTGTGTTCCGCCAAAAAACATATAATATTATCCTTAAAAGGGAGCTGTGTGGTATGTGGTGGTGACACAGCCCCCATCTAAGAATTATATCATCGTTTAAACCAAGAAGGAAGACCTAAATGTTGACGTTTGTCGAACATGTTATCCTTCGCTCCTGGAGTCTTACGATTATTATAATGCAGAAAAACTTGTACGCATTCTTTACCTTTGAATTTTTCTCTCCAATGTTCTAGCTCACAACCTCTATAGACCAGCATATCTCCTGGTTTTAAATCAACTTTAACACCTTTTGCTTTGCTAATAGTAGTTATTTTTTTACCGTCAGGTACACCTACATTTTCGTTTGGACTTAAATATATTGGCCAATCATCACCACCTAGATTCATCGTAGTAGATATCTCACAAGAGAACCTATCCTTGTGTCTTTTTAATTCATCACCTTTTTTATATATTCTGGCATATGTATAAGCAGGATATAATTTTAATCCTGTAGCTTTTTCCATTCCTGGTTGACATTTTAATAATAAAGTTTCCATAGCTATATTAGAATACTGACAATATGTATGTGGTATCTGTCCATCTGCTTCTTCATACTGACCTATAATATTTTCAAAAGGTGAAAAGTATCTGTGCTTTCTACAAGTATCATAAACTTGTTTTTGCATTCTAAAATAGTTTGCAATAAATATTGCTAAATCTTTTGATATTGCTTGACGAATAACTGTGTATTTATTTTTTTTAAACATCTTTAGCCATTCCTTTTGGCACCGCTTGTATATTCCAATGTATGAACCTAAAAGGTTCTTTACCAAAATCTACCGCATATTCATGTTCTAAATATCCGGGAAATATAATTAATGTACCTGGTGTAGGTTTAAAATGTATTAACTCACTACCACCCCATACACCTTTCATATTTGGTTTCATTTTTAATTTAGTTGCACGTGCCCCGGTCCTTGGTTCGTGAAATATTGGATATGATGTTTTATCACTACACTTTAAAAAATAAAAACCTGATACATGTTGATTCCAATGTA